ATAGTAGCATCATCATTACAAGACATTATAGGAGAAATGAACTCTGGTCAAATAGACAGAAACAAGAAAGAATCTCTAATAGAAAAATTAGAAAGATTAGCAGAATTTTCTAAAGAAGTAAAAAACTCCTCATTTTAATTATGGCATTTTTCGAAGATAACAATACTAATGAAAGTAAGGTAAGTAACTCTCTATGGGTAGAGAAGTACAGACCATCTAAACTAACAGAATATGTTGGTAATGAACATCTAAAAGAGAAAGTAAGTGATTATCTTCAGAATGGAGAAATCCCTCATCTTTTATTCTTCGGTAAAGCAGGTACAGGTAAAACAACCTTGGCAAAGTTAATTGTAAATTCAATTGATTGTGACCATATAATCATAAATGCATCTGATGAAAATAATGTAGATACAGTTAGAAATAAAGTAAAAGGATTTGCTTCAACTGTTGGTTTCAAAGATATGAAAATAATCATACTTGATGAGTTTGATTATATGACACCAAATGCACAAGCACTTTTAAGAAACTTAATGGAAACGTTTTCAAGACATTGTAGATTTATCCTAACTTGTAATTATGTTGAGAAAGTAATCTCACCAATTAGAAGTAGAACTCAAGAGTTTCAGATTGTACCTCCATCTAAAAAAGAAGTTGCAGTTCAAATCTCACAGATTTTAGGTAGAGAACAGATTAAGTTTCAACCAAAAGACCTTGTACCTATCATTGATAGTTCATATCCTGATATTAGAAAGATTATCAATACTTGTCAGTTAAATGCATCCAAAGGAGAATTAAAACTCGATACAACCTCTGTAATCGATTCAGATTTAAAATCAAAGGTGGTAGAGATTCTTAAATCAAATGATGATAAGAAAAACAAATGGAAGAATATTAGACAAGCAGTTGCTGATTCTCGTACACAAGATTTTACAGAACTATATACATTCTTGTATGAAAAGGTAGAAGAGTATGGTGATAAGAATACCTCTAATATTATCTTAATTCTTTCAGAATCACAATCTAAAGATGCGTTAGTAGTAGATAAAGAAATTACATTTATGAGTTGTATAATACAAATAGTAGCAATAATTTAAAAACAAAAAAATGAAAAAACAATTTATAATATTTTTAGCAATTTTAGTAACTTTAGTATCATGTGATAAAGGAGATGATGCTTTTATAATACCAGAACCAGTAGTAAAACTTTTATTTGTTGCAAATGAAGGAAACTTCGGTGAAGGAAACGGTTCAATATCAGTAATAAATGATGAAGGAGTGGTTAGCACAATCGAAAATGTAGGAGATGTAGTGCAATCATTATTAGTTCACAATGATAAATTATTTGTAATAGTAAATAACTCTCATACAATAAAAGTATTTAATATATTTGAAGATGGTTTTTTAGAATTAGATTCTGAAATATCAACAAACGAATCATCTCCAAGAGAAATGATTATACTTGAAAATAAACTTTACTTTACTAATTGGAATACAAGTGATGTTAAAATTTTAAACTTATCAACATATACTATTGAATCATCTATAACTTTAGATGGTTTACCAGAATCTATTGTAGAAAACAATGGAGATATATATGTCGGTATTATGATGAACTCTGATTATAGTGATGCATCAACCGTAGTAAAAATAAACCCAACTACCAATTATGTAACTTCTACATATGAAGTTGGTGATGGACCAACATCTCTATTAGTAAGTGATGATAAGATTTATGTTGCTAGAACTTTTTATGATTCTAGTTGGAATGCATTTCATGGTACAAGTTTAATAGATTTAAATTTAGATGATTCTGTAAGTATAGTAAACTATGGTGCAGGAACAGTTTGTGGTGGTTCAGTTCATTCCTTTAAAGGAAACCCTTATAGAAGTTTTCAAGGTGGTGTTGCCTCATTAAAAGCAGATTTAACTATAAATGAAAGTACTTTAATAGGAAATTATGAAGCACAGAATGTTTATTCAGTAGAAACTATCGGAGATAGAGTTTATGTTGGAACTTACGATGGATATGTAAAAATCCTAACTGAAGATAATGTAGAAATTTCAAGTTACCAAGTAGGAAGTTTTCCTGGTGATTTTGAAATATGGGAAAAATAATAAACCTATTGCTTGGATAGTTCATATATTTTTCGTATATTTGTATAACAAATAAGAATTAAAAGATGGCAACATACGACCCAAATAATCCACTTACTGAAGAAGAGTTAGATAAGTTAGGTAAAGAAAATTTTGATAAGTTTCTAGAGTATCTAGATTCCAAAGCAGAACATCTTAAACAATTTACAAAACCTCTAAGTTCATATCACACCAAACGTTATGCTTCTTTAACTTCGGCACAACAAGGTAAAACAATCACAGATGAGGAACTTAAGAAAGCTAATGAGATTGGTAGGAAGAATGAACTAGAAGCTATTGATAAGATTAAAAATAAAGAGTGGAAAGATAAAGAACACGAAATGTTAAAAAAGACAGGTGTTAAGAATGTAAAAACAGACCGTTCTCAATGGTTCGATTAAATAAATAAATTATGGCAAAGATTATAGGAATGAATAATGGTGGTGGAAACACACCCCCACCAAAACAACCAAAGATAGATTTATCAAAGGCAAAGGAAATTAAATGCCAGAATTGTGGAGGTACTGTATTTATACCAGGTACTAAATTCTTAAAGATTTCTAAAATAGTGACAGGTACACCAAATGATGCAATCATACCAGTAGAGTTATACCTTTGTGGTGATTGTGGAGAAATTTGTCAAGAATTATTACCAAAAGAATTAAAAGGAAATGGCAACTAAAACATTATTTGACCACATAACAAATGTAACTTCTGTTCAAAATCCAAAGTATTGGGATGTATTAACAGATGCAGACAAAAAAACATGGAGTAATTATATGGTTCATCGTTTCTTATCTATGAATCCTAATTGGATAGAGATACTTTCAGAGATACAACCATATACACAAACCCTAGAACCCAAACAACTATACCTCGCTCTTATTGGTATCTTACCAAAGGGTAGATATTACATGAGATATATTAAAGGTAAAAAAACTAACAAGTATGAATCTTGGTTAGTTGATTTACTAATACAAGATTTCATGTGTTCTTCAAAAGAAGCAGAAGATTATTGTGAAATACTATATGCAACTAAAGAAGGTAGAGAAAATATAAAGTATATTTGTGAAAAATATGGTATAGATAAAAAACAAATAACTAAACTGAAATTAAAGGTTTAAAAATTTGGATTTCTCGATTTTTTTTCGTATATTTACATAGTAAATAAGAACAAGTATGGCAAGAGTAAGTTATTCTCAGTATGGTATGTATAGTTCGTGTCAACAACAATACAAATTAAATTATATAGATAAGTTAGGTATTAGTAATGCTAATATACATCTTATCTTTGGTTCTGCAATGCACGAAGTGATTCAACATTTCTTAGATGTGATGTACAATGTTACTAAAAAACAAGCATTACAGTTAAACCTAGAAGAAATGTTACATTCTAAACTTGTAGAACACTTCAAGAAATATAAAGAAAAAATGGGTGAAGATGACCCATGTACCCAAGCAGAACTTGGTGAGTTCTTTGAAGATGGTAAAGCAATCTTAAAATACTTTACAAGTAAATTAGATAAGTTATACACTAAAAGTGGATTTGAACTAATTGCAATAGAACAGAGATTGAATGCTGAGATTAAACCTGGTGTTAACTTCATTGGTTTCATTGATGTACTTCTAAAAGATAAAACTACCCAAGATTATATTATCATTGATTTAAAAACATCTACTAGAGGTTGGAACAAGTACCAAAAGAATGATAAAGTAAAAACCTCACAAATGTTATTATACAAGAAGTTTTATTCAGAGAAGTATGATATACCTCTTAATAAGATTAAAGTAGAATATCAAATCCTTAAACGAAAACTATGGGAAGGGGCAGATTTTCCTATACCAAGAATATCTAAGTTCGTTCCTGCTAATGGTACTCCATCTATGAATATGGCATGGAAAAACTTTATGTTATTTGTTGATTCTGTATTTGGTGAGAATGGTGAGATAATACAAACAGAGTTTCCTACCAACAAAGGTAAACCTTGTGATTGGTGTGAATTCAAAGAAAGAGGTTTATGTTCTGCTTGGAATTAATCGTTTTTTTATATTTGTATATATTTATATAAAACACAAATAACAATGTTATGGCAGATACAAAATTAACAACAGTAAAAATTATAAAAGATATTTACTCTAAATTTAAAAAACTATCATTTGATTCAAATATAACACTTCAAAAACTTGTAAACCGTTCGGTTGACAAATACATTGAAGATGATTTATTTCAAAATGAAATCAATAACTACACAAACTTACAAGAGAGCGGCTCCGCATTTTAATTATGAAACGAGAAGATAACGGCAACACCCAACTTAATACTATTCGTAGTGAGTTCAACGATAGGGTTGAAAACAAAACCTACTTAGGTAATACAATACGAGTAAAGTTAAACGCAAAAAGAAGGTACAGAACAATTTAAATAAAGGTTAATGGCAAAAAAGAAGAAAATTCTATTATTATCTGATGATTTGAGAATGTCATCAGGTATTGCAACAGTTTCTAAAGAAATAGTATTAGGAACATTAGATAAATACCATTGGGTTCAATTAGGAGCAGCAGTAAATCATCCTGAAAAAGGTAAAGAAATTGATTTAGGTAATGATGTTCGTAAACAAACTGGTATTAAAGATGCATCATTAAAAATAATTCCATGGACTGGTTATGGTGATTCAAATATTCTTCGTGAATTAATCATGAGACACCAACCAGATGCAATACTACACTTTACAGACCCAAGATATTGGAGATGGTTGTATGAAATGGAATCTGAATTAAGACAAAATATTCCAATTCTATTTTATCATATATGGGATGATTTACCAGACCCGGACTATAATAGAAACTATTATGAATCATGTGATTGGTTGGGATGTATCTCAAGACAAACTTATGGTATCGTAAGTAGAGTTGGTAATATAGATTCAGAAACAATCAAACCATTAGAGGAATGGCAAACATCTTATGTACCACATGGTATCAATTCAGAAACTTATAAACCTGTTGAAGTACCTCAAGAATTTAGACAAACTGTTACAGAAGATAAAGATTACAAGTTTGTTTTATTTTGGATGAATAGAAACATAAAAAGAAAACAACCATCAGATGTTATTTGGGCATTTAAGAAATTCGTTGATGGTTTACCAGAAGAAGATAAAGATAAAGTATGTTTAATAATGCATACTGCACCAAAAGACCCTAATGGTACTGATTTATTTAAAGTTGCAGAAAAGATAGCACCTGATTGTGATATAAAATTCTCAACAGAAAGAGTAAATCAAAAAGAATTAAACTACATTTATAACATTGCAGATTGTACAATAAATATTGCAGGTAACGAAGGATTTGGATTAGTAACTGCTGAATCAGTAATGGCAGGAACTCCTATGATTGTAAATGTTACAGGTGGAATGCAAGACCAATGTGGATTTAAAAAGAAATCAACTGGTAAATACTTTACTGCTGAAGATTACAAAGAAATCGGTTCACTTCACAATTACAGAGAATGGGAAGATAAAGTAACTCATGGTGAGTGGGTAAAA